AGCCAACATGGGTAGCGCACTCGGAAAAGACCTTATGGATGTGTACGCCAATATGCAAAACTATATTTGGCGCAGAAACGATACCTTGGGAGGTATATCCAACAGCATTGGCTGGCTGACTACCGCTGCGACCAAGGAAAGGATGCTCACCTACATGAAAGATTATTTTGAGCGTGGCATGATGGACATCTACGACATGGACACCATTGAGGAAATGAAAACCATGGTGCGGGATGGTGGCTCAATCATGGCTTCTGGGCGCAACAAGGATGACCGAGTAATTGCTTCAGCCCTAGCGTGTGCAGCTTACGCAGAGCAAGTACAGCCTAGACTGATTGCCCAAAAGATTAGCCGTCAAGTATCAAGGGTGCAAGATGACTTTACCCCAGAGCAATTGACAGTCGGGCGTAATGTGTCAGACTATCTCAAACGCATTGGAGTGTATGGACAATGAAACCCACTCTTTCTAAGTCAGAACTCAAGCGCATTATGCGTAGATTCCTGGCAGACCATAACCGAGGAATTAGCATCCCTTTATTCTCCGATCTATGCGGGGTATCGGTTAGTCAATTGCGGGATGTGTTCCTTAGAGAAGCAGAGCCATTGACCGAGTATGTGCAAAGACGGGTAAGCAAAGCCTATAACGAATGGAAAGATGGCGAAGTAGCCATCATGCAAAACCGAGATACCAGCAAGTTTGTCCAGTTTAGAAAAGAAGCCAAGCCAGCCATGCAACGCACCACAGGCTTGCAATTGGTTAATGGAGAGATTAAGATTAAGTTAGGTATTACCAAGAAGTATGATTATTCAATTAGTACATTAGATGAACAGTTAAGAAGGGGATAATATGGCAGTTAAACACGATTACAAATGCCCAACACACGGGTATTTTGAGAGTACCAAGGCGCAATGCCCAATGAAAGGATGTCAAGATGAAGTTTTTATCGTTTTTCTCCAAGCTCCAGCAATGCTTTCAGCGAAAACCCGCTTTACCGACAAGTCAACCAAACAACTCGCCATCGAGTTCGATATGTCCAACATCAAAACCACTAGAGAAGGCGAAAACCAAAGCGGATACCTTACCCGTAAAAACAAATTCAAAGAAAAAGATTACGCAGAAGCCGAGAAGTTCGCAACCCGTAAAAGAGGGGTTAACAAAGACAAGATCAAACCTCAACAGAACCCGCAACCGCAACAACAAGAAGCCCGCCCTGGTGATGCGGCAATCTGGGGTGGCGGCTTCCAAGGACTGAGTATGCAATCTCTGTTGGCGGGTCGTGCAATTAAATCCGTACAAGGAGAATCGGTAGGCTTGACACCATCTCAGGCTGGCATACAATCAGGACCTAGAGTAGATCCGAAATCAACCTTGCGAGATCCAGATAATTTGAAGATTAAGACATGAGAATCCCATCAAATGCTCAAGAAAGAGAAGATTTTTACTTAGAAATCTTACAAAAGTGTCTGGTTTCTAAGGAAGAAAGACGGGCTGACTACCATACTCTGCGGGCTTATTACTTGTTTGGAGCTGGTCCAGAAGAACCACCAGCGTACTTTAACAAGATTAATCCGCACCTAGATCAGCTTTCTTCTTTCCTTTATTCAGCAGACACTACCCGCTTTTCTATCCAGCTAGGTGCATCGGTTAACAACATTGAGCATCGCAAGACACCCGCATTAACTCAGGCTTTAAATGACGAATGGCTAAACTCCAATGCTGACCAAGTGTTTTCTCAGGCATTGAACTGGTCGTTGGTGTACAACACCACCTTCATTAAACTGGTTGTTAATAACGGAATCCATCCATACATGATCGAACCCTCATCGGTAGGCGTGTTGCGGGAGGATACACCTTATACAGACAGGCAAGAAGCCATCGTTCAGACATACTACATTACCAAGTCGGACCTCTATGCCCGTCTGTATTCCCATCCAAAGCGTGATGAACTGGTAAAGCGTGTTACTACTGGCGCTGGTCCAGAGGATAGCGACATCCCAGATGCCGTAAACCGCATCGTTACCAGTCAAACCAACCCTACCATCTACGGTAATGTGAACATGGATCTCTATGGAGAGATGCGTTACCAGGCTAGACTAGCCGAAGAAACCGTAGAAATGAACGAATTATGGGTTTGGAATGATGATTTAGGTGATTATCAGGTCGTAACCATAGCCCAACCACAGGTAGTTATCTACGATAGACCTGGCGAATCCTTGTTTATGAAGGGCGAATGTCCATTTATTCAGCTCTGCCCTAACCCTTTATACGATTATTACTGGGGTGAATCCGAGTGCCAGAAGCTAATTCTGTTGCAATCGCTACGAAATAACCGCATGACGGAGATTTTGGACTTGCTAAGTAAGCAAGTTAGCCCTCCTACAGCCCTTACAGGCTTTACTGGCATACTGGATGAGAAGAATTTTGCCCTCAATCGTGCGGGTGGACTGCTTGCTAGCGATATGCCTAACGCCAAAGTGGATCGTTTAGCACCCAATTTGCCTAATGATTTGTTTGAAATGTTGCGTGAAATCGATGCAATGTTCTCCGAAGTATCAGGAATCTCCAATGTTTTGTCTGGTCGTGGCGAATCTGGGGTCAGAAGTCAGGGTCATGCTAGCCAATTAGCCCGTCTTGGTAGCTCTAGGGCTAAGAAAAGAGCCTTGATTGTTGAGGATGCGCTGGAAAAGGTAGCAACCATGTACCTCAAGCTCATGCAGTTCTATGATCCTACCCATTATGTGGATACAGAAGGCAAACCATTTATTGCCGATCAATTTACACGGGATTTTGTGGTCAAAGTCGATGCCCACAGCAATAGTCCTATCTTTACAGAGGATTTAAAGAACCTTGCCTTCAATCTGTTTAAGGCTGGCGCAATCGATCAAGAAGCTCTCTTGGATATGCTTGAACCTCCGATGAAGCAGTTGTTAAAAGATAAATTAAAGACTAAGATGAGCATGAGTGGTGGAGGAAGCCTACCAGCTTCAGCTACCGAAGGTGGACCAAGTGAACCAATGATGGGGTAATTATGGAAAATCAACAGATACAACCAAGAGCAGATCAACCTAGGGTAACTACTGAATCACTCAAGCGTGGTGATGCTCCAGCCCAGTTGCAGTATAGGAATCAAGGTTTTGAAAATGTTTCCCGTTCGCCCAGTACACGGGTGTACGGTCGTAGTGTGCGGTAACTTTAAAGGAGAATGGTATGTACGGTAAAAAGATGAAGCGTGGTCGTAAGACAATGCGTTGATTCCTTCACGGGAGTTCCTTGGGTAGCGGGAATTAAAATAAAGCTACCCACTTGACAAGTCATAGATAAAGTTTAATCTATGCAGAAATTGATAGGAAAAAGTTATGGCGCTACCGCAAGAAGAAATGATGAAGATGATCGCAAGCCAGCGAGATCAAGCTACTCCTGGCGGGATGGTCAAAACTACTGATGAAGAAGTGGTGATGTCCGATGCGACAACCCCACCAATGGCTGCTCCCATGTCAACGCCTGAACCTAAGATGGGATCAAAAGAATCTGCGATGCTAAACCTTTCCATGGCAATGGATCTCTTGAATCAGAGCTTGCCTGGCATTGGTGTTGGCTCAAAAGAAGGCAAACAAGTTTTGGATGCAATCCGTGTAATTACTGGAATCCTTGGTCCTGACAAAGAAAGAACCGATGAATTGCAGCCTTCTGAGATTTTAAATATGTTGCAAACTTTACCTCAAGCTGGTGGCGCAACACCTGAGAGTAAAGCCATGTCATCTGCGCCAGCAATTCCTGGCATGATGCCTACCCCTCCTAGTGGTGGTGCATTGCCAATACCTCAACCCATTTAAAGGAAATTATTATGGAACTCTTTAAACCCCGTGGCGCTTCAGCTCCTCGCAGACCTACTGATAACAATCAGCGTAATGGTCAAGTAATCAATACTCCACGCTTCTCTGAGTTTGGTGGATTGTCTGCTGCTAACAAAGCTGGTAGCAAGAATCAGATGTCTATGTCGCAACCTGGCGACACCAAAAAAGTTATCTAACTAAGAAAAGGGGATAAAGATGAGCTTAGAAGATATTAGTTTGGAACAGCGGGATGAATTGGCGCTCTTAATGCAAGAGTTAGCCCAGAACCCCGCTACTCGTAAAGAAGCCTTGCGTTTGACCAAAAAGGTTAGACCTAACTTGCCCATTCCTGAACTTGAGCTAGAAGATTACACCGAGCAAAAGGTGTCTGCTGCTGAAGAACGGGTTTTGCAATTAGAAGCCAAACTCAAGGAAAAAGATGCACGGGAAGAATTACAAAAGCGCAGAGATAGATTAATTAAAAAAGGTCTAGCTCAGTCTGAGGAAGATATTGAAAGTATTGAAAAAATTATGCTTGAAAAGAAAATTTCCGATCACGAAACTGCTGCTGAGTATTTTGACTGGATGAAACAAGCTGCAACGCCTACTCCGTCTGGATATAACCCAAGTCCGTTAAAAGGTTTTGACCTTAATAACTATTGGAAAAATCCAGTACAAGGTGCTAGAAACGAAGCTGCAAAAGCATTGCAAGAGTTGCGTAAAAACACTCGACCAATCGGTATTTGAAGTTAGCAGTACAAGGGGATATTTAGATTTTTGTTTGGAGATAAACTATGCCAATAGGCGGAGGAATTCTTCCAGCAGCGGGTACATCGCAATATAACGAACTTACTTATGTAACTCGTAGAGCGTTTATCCCTAAGCTGGTCGTACAACTTTATAACAGCACACCCTTGATGGCTGCGTTGATTGCTAATAGTCAACAGGCTTCAGGTGGTGTATCCCAAGTAACTGTGCCAGTTCAAGGCGCTCAGTTCGTTAACGCACAATGGTCTGACTACTCTGGTAGCTTCACACAGCCATCTGTACAGCAAGGTGCATTTAACGCTGAGTTCAACCTTAAATTGATGATTGCTCCTGTACCATTCCTAGGGATGGAAGGCGCTGTACAGCAAGACTATGCAATTATTCCTCTCATTGAAGCTCGTATGAACGATGCAACCAATGTGATGATGGATGCAATGGCTACTGCTTTGTACACCAACTACACGAACACTCAGCAATTTATTGGTTTACCTGGCGCAATTGACGATGGTACTAACATGGGTACATACGGTAATATCAACCGTAGCACCTATACTTGGTGGCAGTCAAAGGTTTACAACGCTGGCTCAGTAAACCCAACTCGTCAAAATATCCTTCAGTACATTTCTGGAACTGTTAAAAACGGTGCAGAAGTGCCTACTTTTGGCGTTTGCGGATTCGGTACTTGGACACTATTAGCTCAAGATTATGTTGGTCAAGAGCAGTATGTGATTACCCCAGGTAGCGGTTTTGATGGTGAAGCCAATGGACCACAAGCAGCTTTCCGTGCTTTGATGGTTGCTGGCGTACCTATTTATCCAGATCCTTATTGCCCAGAGGGTACTGTCTATTTCATTAACTCGAACTACTTGAGCTTGTACATCCATGACCAAGGTAGCTTCGTGTTTACTGGATTTGAAAGCACTCTACCAAACTGGCAGATTGGTTATGTTGGCGCTGTCTTGATGATTGCCGAATTGGTAAGCACCAAGCCTAAGTCGATGACCAGAGTTTCTGGCTACAACTCTATTTCGTTATAAGGAGAACTAGTCATGGCACTCGGCTTAAATAAAATCCTGATCTCAGGTAGCAATACCAATACTCCTGGAGCTTATTGGCAGCTTACAACTGTAAGTGCAACTACCGCTGGTACTGTTGTACCCGCTGGTACTTACATTGCATTTGCAACTGCTAATGTGATTATCCAAGCTGTATCGGCTTACAACACAACAACCAGCACAGCAACTTGGTCCAATGTGGGCGCAATTAATGTGGGTGGTGTTGTGATCTCCGATGGTGTAAATGTCCGCTTGCTGGCAACTACCAACGCTACAGTAACTCTTGCTACTGTAAACGGTGGTGAAGCTGCTTCTGGCACTTACAACGATTAAGGAGAGAAACAATGGCTAACCCAAATCATGTAGGTAATCTTTACCTTGACAGTTTTGGATACGGGTTAATTGGAAAATTAACTGCACAGACACTAGCTTCAACTGGTACTGCTGCAATTAAGATTCCTCTCGTATCTGGCGGGTTAACCAACGGTGGAGCTACTGGCAATTCTGGTGGGGTGATTATCCGTCAAGTGACGGTGCAAAACCCTACTGGAACTGTTGCAAGTGCTGATATTGGTATTACTATTTCTAGTGCTGGAAACATGGGCGCATCCAATGTGGTTGTTGCCAATGTGACCTTGAGCGCTGTTAGCGCATCTGGAAAATACCAAGACCTAGCAATTGCATATCCAGCAAACACCGTTGTTTCTGGCGCATCAACTCAAGCTCTATATGTGAATGTCAATACCGCTTCTGGTAATGCAAACACCGTAGATATTTGTGTTTATGGACAAGTGGTGAGCTTCTAATGATTTATGTAACCAATAACTCAGACCAAGACCTAAGAGATGGCTTCGGTGGAGTATTTTATGACTTTAAAAAAGGCGCAACTGTAGAGATTTCAGAGGAAGCTGCCCGTCATATTTTTGGTTACGGTAAAGAAGATAAGACCACCCACTTGGCTAGGTTGGGTTGGATAAAGACCGCTAACGATCTTCAAGAAGGTTTGGATCGTTTAGCACAATGGAATTTGTCCACACAACCGCCTAAAAAGAACCAATCGTTATCCCCGTTGGTGGAAAGAGTACCCCTACCTTCCCAAAAGAGGGCGGGGGGAAAAGTCCTCTCGGTGGCAGCATGACTTATGGAGTTTAAATGGCAACTCTATCGACTTACATTACTGAAGTCAGACGATTACTCCATGATGCAAACGGAAACTTTTATAGCGATTCACAATTAACTGATTACATTAATAGCTCAAGAGAGCGTGTAGTCCGTGATACTGGCTGTCTTAGGACAATCCAGATTGTACAAACTCCATCTAAAGTTCCCGCTTCCGCAGCATTAAATGGAGCAACACCAACTAATCCTACAGCATGGAAAGCTAATACCGCCTATGCTTTAAATGATTTTATTTTTAGTAATATCTTTATTTATCAAGTAACTTTGGCTGGTACATCGGATGCTACACCTCCACCGTACCCACAAAGCCAACAGAACAATATTACCAATTACCCGCCATCTACCCAGTTTTTAAACGGTACTTGTGGACTTACTTATGTTGGTAACTGCGAGAATATTTACTACGCAGCAATGCCATCTGGCGACAGAACACTTGATATTATTAATATCAATATGTACTGGGGTAACACCCGTGTGCCATTGGATTATTTGGCTTGGTCAGATTTCAATGTGCGCTTACGCTTTTGGCAAAACTACATTGGCAGACCTCTGGCATTTAGCAACTATGGACAGAGCAATATTTACATTGGACCAATTCCAGACGAAGCCTATCAGCTAGAAATTGATACGGTTGTGCTGCCATTACCCCTTGTAACAAGCTCTGAGGTTGATACCATCAAAGATCCTTACACTACCTCGGTTAAGTTCTACGCAGCTTACTTAGCTAAGTATTATGAGCAAAGTTACGGGGAAGCTGAGATTTATAAACAAGAGTACAACAAGCAAACTTCTGCGGTTCTTACCTCGGTATTTACCCGTAGAATCCCAACACCTTATAGCTCACCCTACTAGCCATGGCAGCAGCGGAACAGAAAAAGTCCTATGCCGTTATTAAACAGTTTAGAGGGCTAAACACCAAAGCTAACCGTACAGCCATTGATGAAAGCGAGTTTGCCTGGCTAGAAAACTCTCAACCAATTGGCTATGGCAATATTAAGATTATTCCCAACAGCCAGGCTGTTACGGATTCTGGAGGTAATGCAGTAGTTTTTTCCAATACCGTTACACATTTAACCAATATCAATATTGGGCTAAATGACTATGTTGTAGCCTTTATGCAAGATGGCTCGGCACAGTATTTCAACATTAATACTGATACCTTTGGCAATGTGGCTGCTGCTGGAACTTTTAGCTCAACAGGCATAAACACTACCCAATGGAACAATGAGCGTATGCTCATCCTTGATCCGACAAAAGGGTACTTTAATTGGGATGGCAATAATGTTGTAACTATCGGATCAGTAGGAGTGATAGGAATTGTTAATCAGGGATCTGGTTATACCGAAGCTCCAACAGTTACCATTAGTGGCTCAGATCAAAATGGCGGGGAACGGGCTAATGCTACATCCACCATCTCAACAGGTAATGTAGTTACTTCTGTATCGGTTTCTAATGCTGGTACTGGATACACCAATGCATCCAATTTAACCGTAACCTTTACTGGTGGCGGGGGTGGTACTGGAGCTAATGCTGTAGCCCAATTATTTAGCTTTAAAACTGGAACTCTGTCTTTAGTCGTTACTAATGAAGGTTCGGGTTATACCAACGCAGCCAATACCATTGTGACTATTTCTGGTGGTGGTGGCGCTGGAGCAACAGCCGTACCAATTGTGGTCGGTAATGTGGTTACCCAGGTCATTATGACCAACCAGGGATCAGGCTACACCAACGCTGCCAATGTGACAGCAACGGTATCGGGTGGTGGCGGTAATGGCGCTGTATTGCAAGCCATCGTTAATTCTGAGCCTAATGTGGGCATAGCGAGCTTTTCAGGTCGTGTTTGGATTGCGGCTGGTCGATCAGTCTATTATAGCGCTGCGGGGTCGTATAGCGACTTTACAAGCGTTTCCGCTGGATCAGTAACCCTTACCGATTCTACGCTGCATGGAAACATTATTCAGCTACTAAGCGCTAACAACTTTTTGTACATTTTTGGTGACAATTCCATCAATGTGTTCTCAGATGTTAGGGTTACTACTAATGGTCTTACTTTATTTACAAACACCAATGTGAGCGCATCGGTTGGTTCAGAGTTAAAAAACGCTATATTCCCGTACTTTAGATCCGTTTTATTCATGAATGACTATGGTGTTTACGCCCTAGTCGGTTCAACAACATCTAAATTATCTGATCCGTTAGATGGAATTTTTCCTAATATTGACTTTACAAACCCAGTTTACGCTGGTCAGGTTTTATTAAATAATATTCTTTGCGCTGCTTTTAATTTTAGGTACTTTGATTCAACATTTACCAATAGTTATCGGTATATCCAGGCTGTTTTCTTTGAAAAGAAGTGGTTTATTTCCAGCCAAGGAAACGATATTAAGTACATTACTTCTGTTCCAGAAGCGGGTCAGATCTTAATGTATGGAACTTCTGGTAATAGCTTATACCGTTTGTATGCAAATTCTACAGACGGTATTACAAGCCGTATAAGAACGGCATTATTGCCATTAACCGATCCAATTCGTACTAAACAAGCATTAAAATTTGGTATTGAAGCAACGCTTACCCAGGGAGCTGCATTAGATGTGACTGTTGATTCGGAATCTGGATCTAGTCCTGTCTATCTTTTGGGTAATTTTATTACTTGGTACAACAATAGCAACATTACAATCCCTTGGATAAATAACAGTTCTACTGTAATATCATGGATAGGTGGATATGGAACTGGCTATCAGCTTTATAAGTCAGATGCACAACAATGGGGAAAGTATTTAGGGTTAACCATGACATCCAACTCGGCTGGATTTGTGGTCAACACATTTGAACTTGAACATGAATTAAGAGTGAGGTTTTAATATGCCAGTACCATATGTTTTTGGAAATGCTACTACATCAATTCCATTATCCCAACTAGATGCTAACTTTAATACCGTAGCAACATTAGGTAACGCATCAATTGGATTAGGTAACACTACTACATCTGTAGGCAATTTAACATTAAATAATGTAACCATTAATAGCGGAACAATCAATTCTGCTGTTGGTATTTCTGGTAATGTCACTATTGGTAATACTACCGTTGGACTAGGAAATACAGTTACTTCTGTTGGTAATTTAACATTAACTAATACAACTGTTACTAATTACACCGAAACACTAAGCACATCTGCTGGCGGTAATGTTACTATTAATTTAGCTAATGGCACATACCAAAATGTCAATGTAAACTCCACAATTGTAATTACTTTGCCTAACTCTGTGGCGGGTAAGAGTTTTACTGTACAAACTTATTACACGGCAAATAACACATTCTCATGGGCTGGTGGCACATCCCTTAAATGGGCTGGAAATACAGCGCCTACACCGACAGCGGCTAGCGGGAAAGTCGATATTTTTAACTTTTACCAAGATGGTAATGTTACCTATGGTGCAGTTTATGGACAGAATTTTTAATGTTTAGCTCACGCAAATCTTCTGCTCCTTCTGGCGGTTATAACCTAACCAACTCCCTACGCTTTCGGTCTAGTGCTTCTGCTTACTTAAACAGAACTCCAGCTAGTGCTGGTAATCAAAAGACTTGGACATGGAGTGCGTGGGTAAAGCGTGGAAATTTGACTTTTGCAAATGGTTCTGCAATTTTTAATCAGGGTGGTGTATCTAGTAACTACACTTTAGCAAGGTTTGATTCTTCAGATAGACTTGATTTTCAAAGTTATGGAACATCTTCCTACAATTTTCAAAAAGTATCTACTGCGGTTTATCGTGACCCATCTGCTTGGTATCACATTGTTTTTGTTTTAGATGCAACAAACACACAAGCAAGAATTTATGTAAATGGTACGGAAGTTGCATACACAACAAACACAAATCCATCAAATGCAGACCAACCATTTAACCAAGCAGCTTTAAATAGAATTGGTTACACCACAGATAATGTAGCACCATTTGACGGCTACCTAGCAGAAATTAATTTCATCGATGGTCAAGCCCTAACCCCATCATCTTTTGGTGAAACATCCGCAACGACTGGCGTATGGATTCCTAAGAAATACACAGGAACATACGGCACTAATGGATTCTATTTACCATTTACCGATAACTCTGCTCTTACTACATCATCGAATGTGGGATTAGGAAAAGACTTCTCAGGCAACGGAAACTATTGGACTACAAACAATATCAGCATTACATCAGGCTCTACTTATGACAGCATGACCGATGTGCCTACGCTGACAAGTGCTACTGCTGCTAATTATGCAACGCTAAATCCTGTATCACCATTAGCGTCAGGTTCAATAACTAATGCTAATTTGACATTTACTTCAGGTGCTGGAGATGCAATTTGTCAAGGCACTTTTGGTATGTCTAGTGGTAAATGGTATTGGGAAGTTACTGCGACTAATGTAAATGCTTCATTGTCAGCTATTGGAATTATTGGTCAGCCGCCAGCATCATTGACTGTTGATTTAAGAACTCCTTCAAATGGGTATTGTTATATAAGTAATGGAAACAAAGGCAATAACAATACTACATCTTCTTATGGTGCAACATATACAAGTGGCGATGTAATTGGTATTGCTTTAGATATGGATGCTGGAACATTAGTATTTTATAAAAATAATTCTAGTCAAGGAACTGCATATTCAAGCCTTACTGGAACATTTACTCCAGCTTTAAGCGATTTGTCAGGTTCTTCTAGTGGTGCAGTATTTGATTGCAACTTCGGTCAACGACCATTCGCCTACACCCCGCCAACAGGCTTTGTAAGACTAAACACATTTAACTTACCTACTCCTACGATTGGTGCTACTGCATCGACACAGGCTGGCAAATACTTTAATACTGTTCTTTATACAGGAAATGGCTCAAGCCAAACTGTTACTGGTTTTGGGTTTGACCCAGACATGGTATGGCACAAAGGTCGTTCTGTTGCATACAACCATAGTTTAGTTGATGTAATTCGTGGCAATAGCAATATTTTATTTTCAAATACCACTGACGCAGAAGCTAATCCAGGAGCACAACTTGCCTTAGCAACAGATGGTGCAACAGTAACATATCGTTCTGCTAATTTAGCAAATAACGAAAATAGTGCTACTTATGTAATTTGGGGATGGAAAGCCAACGGCACAGGAGTAACCAATACTGCTGGTTCTATTACATCTACAGTAAGTGCTAATACAAGTGCTGGATTTAGTATTGTTACTTGGACAGGTAATGGAACACAGCCATCTACTGTGGGTCATGGACTGGGTGTTGCACCAAAGATGATATTTGTTAAGAGTAGAAGTAATGGTGGCACTTATTATGATTGGGCAGTTTATAACTCTGATATTGGTGCTGGTAATGCACTATTGCTAAATTCATCTAGCGGTTCATTTTCTAAAAACTCTTATTGGGTTACAACAGCAGCAACATCAACTGTATTTACTCTTGGTTCAGATATAACAGTAAATCAATCTAGTGCAACCTATGTAGCCTACTGTTTTGCACAAGTCGCTGGATACTCTGCATTTGGCTCATACACAGGTAATGGTTCTACGGATGGAACTTTTGTATATACAGGGTTTAGACCACGATATTTGATGATTAAAAGAACAGATAGTTCAAACAATTGGGTAATTCAAGACACTAGCAGAGATACATATAATGTGTCTGAAAAAGATTTATATGCTGATACAAGCGGTGCTGAAGCAACCTATGCGGCAGAAAAAACAGACATTTTGTCCAATGGTTTTAAACAAAGACAAACAGGTGCAAGTATGAACGCATCAGGTGGCACTTACATTTACATGGCATTTGCCGAAAACCCCTTTAAATACGCTAACGCTCGATAGGAGAATTAAAAATGTTTGCTTTAGTTCAAAACGGAATTATTCAATTTTTAATAAATCCTGGAATACCGTTTAGTTGGAATGGGGTTGATTATCCTGGTAACTGGATTCAGTTAGCTGACCAACAGCAAAGAGATTCTATCGGTATTTGCGATGTGGTTTATGGTCCTCAAGAAAACGATCAATACTACTGGATTCAACAAAACGCACCCGTTTACAACGCAGAAACGAATCAGGTTGATATTACCTTTACTTGCACACCTAAAGATTTAACACAAATTAAGTCTAATGCGTTTAACCAAGTTAATCAAATTGCATACTCCATTCTTTTTCCTACCGATTGGATGGTGGTTAAATCGGTAGAAACTAGCACACCCATTAGTCCAGATTGGAATACATGGAGAGCATCCATTCGAGCTACTGCGGATCAAACCAGAACTGCGGTTACTGGTGCTGCTAATGTTGCTGTGGTGCAAACCATTATGAGCAGTATTGTTTGGGCTAAATCACCATCGCAAGTTTCATTAGAAGCAGAACAAGAAGCTGCTAGATTAGCTGCCGAGGAGCAAAATAATGGGAATTAATGCTTTTACCAAGACTGGTAACACAGTCACATTTATTGCTGCTGCAACTGCACCAACTCCAGTTCAGGTAACCAATACCACGATTGGCGGTAACCAATATCGCATTATTAATGCTGGTACTAGCATAGTATTTTTAGGCTATGGCACAACGGCTGCTGAAGCGACTGCTGCATCTGCTAATGTGACTACTAGCGGTTCTGCCTTTCCGCTGCTAGCTGGAACGGATGAGATTTTGACTTTTGTGCCTAATGCTTACTTTACGGGTACAAGCACAGCAAATGCAACAATTTACATCACACCTGGCGATGGAGTGTAAAACATGGTTCTTAAAGTTGTTACAAGCGGATCGGGCGGTGGTGGTACAGGAACAGTAACTCAGGTTAATACTGGTACTGGATTAACTGGCGGTCCAATTACTACTACGGGTACTGTTGAGCTTGCAAATACTACAGTAACGGCTGGAACTTATGGCAATGCAACAAGCGTTTCTCAGGTAATTGTAAACGCTCAAGGACAAATTACAGGAGCATCTAATGTTACGATTAGCGGCACTTCTCCTGGTGGCGCTGCTGGCGGTGACCTTTCTGGTACTTATCCAAATCCTTCGCTTAACACTTCTGGCGTTGTTGCGGGTATTTATGGCAATGCAACAACTGTTAGCCAAGTTACGATTGATGCAAAAGGAAGAATAACCACAGCAGCCAATGTAGCAATTGTTATTTCTAATACTGCTATTACCAATGGCAACATTACCCTAGGCAATACAACTGTTGGTCTAGGAAACACGGCAACTAGCCTTGGTAACTTAACTTTAGCAAATGCCACGATTTCTAGCGGAACAATGAATGTGTCTATTATTAACAGCACAGCCAATGTAACTGCTAACGCTACCTTTTTAACTTCTAGCTTACCGCTTGATCCAGAGGGGTATGTTGTTATTACTCTGAATGGCGTAGCTAAAAAGATTCCTTACTACTCGGTCTAATTATGGACACAACAGCAAACCTACTAATTGACGAAACACGGGCAAAACTCAATACCCATGAAGCGGTATGTGAATTACGCTATGACAGCATTTGTGCCAGATTAAAACGCATTGAAACAATTTTAATTGGTTCAGCAGCTTTTATTGTGGCTTCTTTGGTAACTATTGCGTTCAAAATACACTAATGAACTTTGAAACTCTCTCTACCGTTAAGTTTGGGGATGTTGATTCCCTAGGAGAGTTCCTTTTTGAGAACGGTACGCAACATAAGCTATTCCAAGAAACCTTTATGGACTTAGGAATCTCAGTACCAGTCTATCCAATCACCGATGCTAGCGTTGATAACCTAGATGACTGGTTATTGGCTCACCAAGTAGAACATCAAGCGTTTTCAACCCTTTTAGGGCTTAATAATCCCTTTAATATGCTCGATGTGGACTTCAATAATGAGGAAGATTTCTACGATTGGATCGCTTCACACCTCTATATTCATCAACAAATTGCTGCTGGACTTGGACTATAAACTATGGCTACGAAACCACTCTCCCCCTCCCCAGAAAAAATGGAAAATGATGCATCGCAACAAATGGATGTTGAAATGGTGGATCTTATTAAGCGTAAATCATCGCCAGAACAATCTCCTGAAGTCATAAAGGCGAAGAACGATTTACGCAGAATTATTAAAGAAGTGGGCATTGATCCACAACGCATTGTGATGGCTGGTAGATATGCTGAAGAAGCCTTAACAAACCCATCCATGTACCCTATTGCTATTGAGGTAGCAATTAGAGAAAATCTTATATCAGAGAACGACATACAACCAGGTGGGATTAATTACAACCTATTAGCTGCTGGTATTACGGCTGGTAAGTTAACGCAAGAGTTATTAGATGAAGGAGCGCTCTAATGGGACAAGCTACACCCGTCATTATTACAGTAGTAGCTGTAGTTGCTACAGTTTATGCTGGTCCACAGGTAGGAGCTGCCATTATGAACAGCATGGGCGTTGTTGGAGCTAGTGCAGCGACCACGGCTGCTGTTGGTGCTGCTGCCATTGGTGGCGCAACTAGCGCTGTTAACTCTGCCATAGCGGGTGGCAATGTCGAAGATGTCCTAAAGGCGGGTGCAATTGGCGCTGCTACAAGCGCTGCTGGAAGTGCTGCTGGCGCACAACTACCACCTGGCACAAGTGCTGCTGCCAGAGGTGCTGTACAAGGTGCTACTTCAGGCGCAGCGGGATCAGCGTTGCGTGGTCAAGATGTTGGGCGTGGCGCATTAGTTGGCGGTGTAGCTGGCGGTGTAGCTGGCGCTGTATCAAGCGGTTTAAGGGATACCAGCATTGGCGATGTAGAAGCCCAAGAAGGTGGGTTTTACGGAGAAGAAGGCGTTGCTGGCACAAGCACGGGATTAAGCCCAGAATTAGCCCGTTTTGTGGGTAGCGCTGCTGGTCGTACAGCAGCCCAATTAACTGCTCAAAACCTTGCTCCTACTCCTACTGGCAGACAGGCTGCGCCACCAACAGGTCAAGCATCAACCCCACCTCCAAGCGGTGATGTGACTACAACAGGACAACCAGCGCCAGGATCATCGGCATTAGCCCAAGCGCTAAGGGCTGGATCTCCCGTAATCGGTGGTGGTGATGGCGAAACATCCGCACGACCAGTATGGAATATTGCTTCATTGCGTGTTAAAGACGAAACAGGGAGTTAATCATGGCTAAACTTTTAATGAAATCTCTAAGTGCTGATTTACCAGCCTTAGCAGAATTAATCCGATCCCAGGGTAGAGGAAGGGATACAATTTTAGCCCACATTACCCCACAAGAAGCTGCGCTTTTAAAGAAGCGTGGTGGATCTGGAACAATGAATCCCGCTACTGGCTTGCCTGAATTCCAAGAAGATTTTGGTCCTACTTATCAGGAATTAGGCTACACACCACAACCCGACATTCAAGTTCCTGAAATTGACTATGGCGCATACCAAGGCTATACACCACCACAAGAAAATCTTAATGTTAATTATGGTGGTTTTGAGAGTGGTGGCGGTTTTTTTGAACCAGCTCCAGGAATGGCACAGGATATATTTCAAGCTCCAGAACAAGCGTACCAACCATTTAGCCAATTAGATGTTGGCGGTGTTTATCCTGGTGGCGGTCAAGCTCCTCCAGCAACTATGGGAATTGAAAGATCACAATTAGAGCCATCCTCTAAAAGTGTCATGGATCGTCTTGGAATTACAGAAAAAGATTTACCCCGCCTTGGCTTAGGTGCATTGTTGACTGGTGGTTTGACTGCTGCTAACTTAGCAAGAACTCGCCAAGCTCAAGGACAAGCCCAGGCTTCTAGGGAAGAATTGGCAGCCCTTGGCAGACCATACCAGCAAACTGGCGCACAGCTACAAAGTGCTGCACAACGGGGTGAGTTAACCCCAGTCAATCGTCAAATATTGAACGCTGCTAGAGCGCAACTTCAACAAGGCGTTGCAACCCGTGGTGGTGTTGGTGTTGCTCAAGCCCAAAACCAAATAGCCGATTTAACTCAGCGCTTAGTTCAAAACCAATTTGACCTTGGATTACGGATTAGTAATATTGGCGATCAATACATTCAAGGTGCTATTCGTACTGGCTTGCAAGCAGACCAAGCAATTAACGCTGCAAATCAAAACTTTTACACACAGCTTGCTTCAATGGCTGCTCCGTTCATTCTTGGTCAGCAACCCGTTTATCAGGTAACAACTCCAGTTAGGAGAGGATAATGGCAGAAATGGACATCGGCTTTGGTCCTGGAAAGTTTAATCCAGACTTAAATACTCAAATGGGTGGTGTTGATCCATTGCTTCAAAAAGCATCAAGGATTAAAACTCCAGAAGAAGGTATTGGCGTAGCCGTTGAATTAGCTGGAGAAGAAAGGCGCTTGGGAGAACGGGAAACAGCAGCCAAGATTAAAAAAGAAAAGGCTTTACCTGAGATTGAAGCTGCGTTTAAAGCCGAAGAAGGTCGCTTAGTCAAAGAAGCCAGAACCCGTGAACAAGATGTAATGGCTGAAGCAGAGCAAGCCATGAGCCAGTTCACCGTTAGCAAGGAAACCCTTGGTGGTATGGCTACTTTAGCCAGCGTTATTGGTGTTTTAGGATCGTTAGCTGGAAATACTGGTGGCAGACAGGCTGGTTTAGGTGCTATTAAGTCCATGACTGGCATGATGGCTGGATACCAAAAAGGTCGTGCCGATGAGTTTAGACGAGATCAAATTGAGTTTGATAAGCAATACAAAATCATGCAAAGCAAACTAGACCGTGCTAGCAAAGAGTTTGACCGTGCTATTGCCATGATGCCGTATAACATGGCTGAAGCTCAAAAGATTAAAAATACAGCTCTTGCTAGGCTAAATAGCGACATTATTACTGCCGTTGATGCCAAGCAAGGAATTACCAGAGCTAATTCAATCCTCAAACAAGCCGTTGATGTAGCTAGCAAGAACGCTGATCGTGCTAATCAGCTCAATATTGCGACCTTAAAAGCTACTGGAAAAACTTTAAAAGGTAAGGATCTTAATGATGTAGTCGGTTTAGATTCTATGGCTTCTGGATTGCGCAAGTTGCAGCAAGATTTTAAAGACGAATACGCTGGACTTGGATTTTTGGGATTTGGTTCTGACTTGCAATATGAAGCGATGCGCAGACTTGGCACGGAAGAAGGGCAAAAGGCTATTCGTTGGTGGTCAGAATATAACCGCTTACAAGCTCCTAACCGTCATGCTTTATTTGGTGCAACGCTTACTGGTAACGAACTTAAAAACTACCAAGAATTTACCGCTAAAAAATCGGATAATCCAAAAGTGGTTCTTAATCAGGTTATTGACCAGCTTAACTACACCGAGGGGTTATCCCGTCAGCGTAAAAGATCCTATGAATCTGCTGGCTATACCGTGCCAACAATGGATCAAGCTCCAAGTTTTAGCAATACTTATGGTGAACCAACACCTTCCACAACTCCTGGATCGACTATGCCTGAAGCTGGTGGCGGTGCTCCAGCAGCTCCTAAACCACAAAAATATGCAGTCGATCAGATCATTACCATTGGTAACAAGAAATATAAGGTAAAGAGATTAGATCCAAATAACCCAGACGATCCTGATGTTGAGGAGGTTCAATGAAACTTTCGGAAGTCAGCGCAGAGCCAAAATCTCTAAAGCTATCAGAGGTATCTGGAAAAGCTCCAGAGCAAGAAACTATCTATTCTCCTGAAGAAATTAGACCGCAAGAGGGTGAGGTAAGAGAGCCTGGATTTACTTTGCGACCAAGAAAGATTGCTGAAGCTGCATTACTTTCGACAAAACAACAGTTCCCAATGATGGAAAAGGGTTTTGCGATTACTCCACAGCAAGCATTTATTGGCATGGTTACAAGCCCTAAATACTTAGGTAAGCGTATTGCTGGAGCAGAGCGTGAAGAACAAAAGATTGAAAGCCAACTTGAGAAAATACCGCCTTCGGAGCGTTATACAGGGATGGTACTTGCGCCATTTGGTGAAGCTGCTGCTGCTAAAGGTGCGCAGATGGCTGTTAAGGGCGTTGGTTCTTTGGCGAAAACCCTAGGAGTAGATAAGTTTTCTGTTATCCCAGAATCATTTAAATTGGGCGCTAAAGCCAGAGAGCAGACCGCTGACTTACAAAGACGATTGACCGAACAAGCTGGATCTGAAGCTGGCATTGCTGGTCAAAAAGCTACTTTAGCTGAACAAAGGGCTGGCGCAGCCGAAACTACCGCACAGCGCCAAGCTAGACAATCTGAATTAGCAGCTAGAAATTTGCCTGGTATGCGTACAGCTCAAGAAGCTGGTCGATTCAAGCCTATTGCACAGACTACTCAAGAGATTGGTGATGAGATCCGTGGCGCTACCACCCGTGTTTTAGATAACCTAAAAGCTAGGCGGGAAGCCAATGCTCAAACATTAAAGCAAGATGCTTTTGGCAAGGCGTTTCAGCGTGAAGCAGCGGGAGAAACGATACAGTCCACTAAGGCTTACAACGATGCTTTGCAAGAAATTGATGCCATGATTAAAAACCCAACAACGGGTTTGGCTGGGATACCAGTTGATGAGGTTGCTAATCAGCTAAAAAAGGTTCGTGGTTTCCTGGATCGCACCATTGTGAATGAAGCTGGATC